AACCCGTTCGTGGCAATCAGCAGCCCAAACACAGTGTCCGTCGTGACAGTGATCGGCGCCTTCGGCGCTCCTGACGCCATCAGGTTCGCGTTGGTCGCCGATCCGCCGGCCTGCGTATCACTGAAGTCGATCAAGCCCAGGTAGAGGGCGGCATCGCCATCCGAGAGGTTGAGGGGCGAGTTGTCTCCGGCTGCCGTCACCGTGGCCGAGAAGAGGAGCAGCCGGAAGCCGGGCGCCGCGGCCGGGTTGCTGGAGTAGATGAGCCGCGCGCCGGTGATGATGCCGGTCTGCCCCGTCACGCGACTAACGGCGATCGAAACCGGCGCCGTGCCCGTGGTCGCTACCTCATCCTGTGCGGTATAGGCGGTTGTATTAGCGGGGCGCGTCAGGGTAATGAGGGGCGCCGCGGAGAAGCCGCCCGTGTCGTAGCCTGCCGCAACACTCTTGTTGAGTCCCCGCAGTTTAGCAGAGAGCGTGCCCGCATTGTCTCCCTGAACCGCTGCATCCGTCGTTGTTCCTTCGGCCCTATCCGCGCCATCGGCCATGGTCACCTCACCGCCGCTCATCGTGCCGATGCCCATCCCGACGGGAGTGCCGGTAAGGGTCGTCACCGCGGCGCCGGAAGTGAAAGCACTCATGCGCGCGCGCAAGGCGACAGCGGCGCCCGGATCGATTTTGCGTCGACCGGGCGCCGTCAGCGAGTTGGTGGCGCTCGCATTCGCTACTGTGGTACAGGCGGGCGCGAACCACGTCACGCCGTCGAAGGATGCTTCAAGGACGATAGTGCCGGTGAAGGTTCCGGTGATCTCGCAGCCGGCTGCGCCACTCTTGCCGAGCGGGAGAACAACGGTGCTGTTCGCGGGCGCCGCCGCCGGCGTCACGCCGTCCCAGGCAACCGAGAGCGAGCCGGAGGCGATCTGGTCAGCCATTCCGAGCCGGCTCCTGCCCGTGTCGGCTCGCTACTTCCAGCACCGCCTCAATCACCCGACTCCGCGCCGCCGCATTTCCCTCCCCCTGGCGTGGCATAAAGCCAGGCGGGGCGGGGTTCGGCGCGGGATTGCCGGGCGTCTGAAAACCGGGGGTAGGACTCGGATCGAGGGACCAATCCGGGTGGGAGTCCGGGTTAGCTGTCACGCGAGAATTTATGTTGGCCATCAGGAAATCTCCCCTACTTTGACGAACGTAAGAGTGGCGGGCACCATCTCACTGGCCCCGCCCTGGCACCGAGAAAGGAGTCTCGAATGCATCCCCAGTCTAGCAAAACCAACAGTACCTGTCACTGGTGCGGCAAGCCGACGCTCAAACGTCCCTGGGATCTGACTCATGGTCGCGGCCGCTATTGCAGCAAGGCATGTCGGCTTCATCCCCTTAACCGCTTCTGGAACAGAGTTCAGCCCGATCCCGAAACAGGGTGTTGGAACTGGACAGGCCCCAAACACAAGAGCGGCTATGGTGTCTTCCAGCCAATCATCCATGTGACAGGCTATCTGGCCCATCGATTTTCCTACCAGCTCTCTGTAGGGCTCATCCCTGTTGGTCACGATCTGCATCACACCTGCCGGAATCGTGCTTGCGTCAATCCGGATCATTTGCAGGTGCTAGCTCACAACCAACACAGCAAACTCGAATGCCCGTGGGCCGCTGAAAGCAAAGCCATTACGCACTGCCTTCGCGGCCATCCCCTTTCAGGCGAGAACATCTACGTCTACGACGGTCACCGCCGCTGCAAAGCCTGCCTTGCGATCAGAAAACAAGGGTATCGCGCCGCTGCTCGTGCTGCACGCGGCAATCGCTAGGGGCCGCCGCGCTCAGGCCGACCCGGCGGCCGGTACCCGTCTGTCGGTGACGGATGAGCGATGTTGAAGGCGTCCATCGGCACGTCTGGAGAAGCACCGACCTGGCCTGGCACACCGCCATCGCCCCGGCCATCCTTCATTCCGCGCCGCTCCGGCACCATCGTCCCCGTAGGCCGCTCCGGCCCATTACCGCCGTGCATCCCGGGCTTCACATCCGGGCCCGGTCCCTGCTTTCTTGCCATCGTGTTACCTCTTTCGCCTGGACGCTGGTTGGGTTGTGGCGTCCAGGTATGGTCGCCGCCCTGCTCTCCATTGCCCGGTCGCACCGCCTGCGTGCGTGGGGGCTCGCTGTAGCCGCCGGGCGGTAGGTCGGGCGGCGGTGAGCCAGCGTTCCGAGGCGTGCCCCGGTTCTGCGGCAGCATCGCCGGCGGCGGCTTGCCGCTGTAGCTATTCTTGCCGGGCATCGCTAACTCCTCGCGTTGTGCGGGCTCTCACCCCGAATCGTGCCCGGCTGAAAATGCTCCGGGCTCGGCCCTTCCACCGCTGGCCGCGGCGGCGGGGCGGCGGTCAGCTGCAGACTCTCCGGCAGCGCGGCCCCGGGCGGCGGCGGATAAGGCGCCATTGAGTCATCCGGCTCTGGGCGGCCGCGGCGACTGGGATAGCCGAGCGGCCCGGGCACGGTCCCGTTCTCCCAAACAGAGTGCGGCATGTCAATCTCCTATGGAGTGGGCGGGGGCGACGGTGCATCGATCTGCCCGAGTGACACGACGTCGGCCTTCAGGTCGACGAGATCCTGGGCGGTGATCGGATTGCCATTGGCCAGTTGCTGCTGCAGCGCCGAGATGGAAGCAGCGACGCGGGCGGCGGCATCCGTGATGGCCTGCGAGAGCGCCGCTTTCGCGGCATCGAGATCAGCCCGGGTGGGTGTCATGTCGATCCTTTCTGCCAGGTACGCGATGGTCATACGGATCTGATCGAGCCGCGCGGCGAGCCCCAACAGCGGCTCGTCCAGGTTCTGAGCTTGCCACCACCACCTGATCATTGTGCCCTTCCGGAGGAGGATTCAACCGCGGCATCCTCCTTTCCTCCTCCTGTTTTAGCGCTGCGAGCGCCGCTGCTTTCTCGCACGCGTGGCGCTCGATCACCTCGTCATGCCAGGCAGGGCTGCCATAGTAGCCAGGAGGGTGCTTCGGCGCGGCCGCAACGCGCAGTTGGTACGGGCGCGCGGCAGCGTCCGCTTCGCGCTTCTGTTGGTCCTGGAGGGCGCGACCCCGCCGCGCCACGCGGTCGATACGCGCGGCAGTGATCTTCTCGTTTTCGGTTTCGCTTCTCATAGTGTGAGGTTTCCTGGGAACCGATAGGGCCAGGAGCGGAAGAGGCTGAGCATGTCCACACGCGCCATTAACGGCTCCAGCAATGAGACCACCGCGGCGCAGTAGTCGTGCGCGAACCAATGGTTGTTGATCGCCTCGATGCGCAATAGCAGGCTGCAAAGCTCCGGCCCGTTGTTCGGGCTTAAGCCCCGCCGCTGCCGCCACTCCATATACTCCATCTGCAGCGCCATCGCCTGCCCCAGGGTAGGGGGCGGGGGGATCTCTACCGCCCGCTCGAAGGCGCCGCGTGGGGCTGCTTCAGGCATCAGCAGGACATCCTCCTACAGGCGTCGAACTGAAGGGTGGCCGGACCTGTTGCAAGCAGTCCGGCCCTGACACCGAGAAGAAAGGAGCTTCCCGATGCGACTTCATCGTAGCACAACCCCCCGGCAGTGCGTCAACTGTGGCACTTCGTTCTTTCCTCTGTACTCGGCCCTTGCCAATGGCGGGGGTAACTTTTGCTCGCGCGAATGTGGTTATGCGGATCGGCGCAAGCGACCTGGCATCCCTGTTGAAGAGCGTTTTTGGAGTCGTGTCAAGAAGACCGAAACCTGCTGGCTTTGGACGGGCGCCTGTACGCTCCAAGGAACCGGGATGGTAGGGCTCGGCCAAGACGCGACGGGCAAGCAAATCAAGAAACGAGCGAACCGGCTCTCTTGGGAGATTCATCACGGTCCGATCCCGGAAGGAATGCAGGTTTGTCATAACTGTCCTGGCGGAGACAACCCGGCCTGTGTGAACCCGGCGCATCTGTTCCTCGGCACTCATCAAGACAATATGGACGACATGCACGCTAAAGGCAGAAGCGTTGTCGGCGAGCGCCATTACAACGCGCTCTTCAAAGACGCCGAAGTCATTGAAATGCGCCGCCGTTATGCTGCCGGCGGGATCACCTATCCGCAACTCGCCCAAGAGAAGCGAGTCAAGACAAGCACGATACGGGACGTGATCATTCGCAAGACCTACAAGCACCTTCCCTAGCGGTAATGGCCGTTCCCATTCGTGACGAGCGTCCGCGTACTCTCATCACGAGGATTGTTGCCGCCGGCTGGTTGGCCCGGCTCCTGGTTGTTTCCAGTGCCGGGCTCATCCCCCCCAACGGGGGCGGCGGTGAACTCTGGCAACTCATCGAGTAGCAGCGCGGTCCCATTCTGCCCATTGAGACGCTTTCGAACCTGTTCAGGCGGAACGCCCTCCAGGTCATCGCGCAGAGCAATAGCCATCTCCTCGATGGAGTAGATACCCATTCTTACCATACGGTCATAACTGGCTAACTTTATTTGCAGGCTTTGTTGCGCCATCCAGTCCGCACGGGCAGTATCGATTAGGTCTTGAAGACTGACCTTTTCCCATGTGAGTTTGAACTTGCCTCCAGTCCCAGTAACCAACTGCCAGAGCGTGACGAGCTTCTCCACCGCCGGCTCGATAACCTGGCGCGAGGATTCGATGATCTCCGTCAACACCTTCGCCTGCGCCGTGCTCATGCGCTCCGTGGAGGCCCAGGAGAACCCATACATAAAGGGTGGCAGCCCGAACCGCGCCGCGATCTGCTCCATGATCGCTCGCCCGCTGGCCTGAAACTCCAACTGCTCCCCCTGCGCCCCGAGGATCGAGACGGTGGTCTCGCCCGTGGTCCAAAAGTCATTCGCGACTCCCTCCGCGCGCTGGCGCATGGCGGTGCGGAAGTTGTTCTGCATCGGCCCCAGGATCTTCTTCTGCAGCTCACCGGTGGGGTCTTCCCAGTTCTGGGGAGGCACCCAGTTGACCCAGTAGGTCGGGCTGCCGAAGCGGTCCCAGGTATTACCCAAGGAGCGGAGCATCGCGTTCAGGATCTGAGCCACGAAAGGAAGTTCTGCGAGAAGTGAGGTGCCGTTAGGATCGTCACCCCGGATGTCGTTGACGCTGTTGAGGAGGAGCTCGGGAATGAGGGTAACGGGTACGCCACCGCCATACTGATACTGGACGACATTCGTGGCGTAGCCGCCGAAGGTAGGACGCAATCCCGCGGTAGCGGGGTGTACTTCCACGAGTCCAAAAATGTCGTCGCGCCGGTTGTTGAGCAGGACCTCACTGTGTGCCCTCCCGTACGTATACATATTATCGAGATGCGTCTGTGCCCACAATTTGAGGCCGGTTTGCATCCGATTCGCAGGCAAAACACGCAAAAAGCCATCGATTTTGGCTTTTAAGCTGGGGGATGCTTGAATATCGGGGCAGCCGACCAATTCTTTCATCCGGAGGACGGCCGCGGTGATCATCGGGATCGTCTCGCGGATTTTCTTGAGGACGGCGTAGTCGACGGAAAGGGGGATGTGAAAATAAGGACCTAAGAGTGCCGCAATCCCCGCGAG